TCATAATATTCTCCCAATAATTCATTCTATACCCATAGTATACCATACTATTCAGCCAAAGTCAAGGCATATCTTGGCGAGCCGCTGAGGAATCTCCCAGTTGACCTTTCATTATACCATACTTTGCTGCTGTTGTCAAGGCCAAAGTTTTTTGGCGGCAGCGACCAAACCCTTGACCAGCAAGGGTTAGCGAGGACGGCCGAATTAATTATTTGGCATTTATTTGGCGATTAGGCCTTGACTTTTGTTATGAAAACATGTATAATAGTATTATAGACAATGAGAAGAGGGATTAAATAAATGGCTTATATTTCACAAGAAGACAAAAAAGAACTTGCTCCATCAATCAAGGCTGTGCTAAAGAAGTACGGTATGAAGGGTTCTATAGGGATCAATCATTATAGTAGCTTGGTTGTTAACGTACAGAAGGGGCCGATAGACTTCGACCATTCACACGGAGATGCGTATACACAGGTTAACGTGTATCACATAGACAGTTGGTATGAGGGTGTCGCTAAGGCGTTCCTATCGGAGTTACTGACGGCTATGAAGGGTACTAAGTGGTATGACAAGAGTGATGCTATGACTGATTACTTTGACACTGCGTACTACACGAATATTAACCTTGGTAAGTGGGATAAACCTTATGAACTTACTGCTTAAGTGCTTGATATTACTGGCATTATACCCTATCGTCATGGTGGGGTTACTGTGGGTATTATTTTACATTTAATTGGCTAAATGCCTTGACAAATGTATTGACAAGTGGTATTATAGCTATGTAGAGTATGAGAATGAATAGAACTAACAACAGGAGAGATATATGAATATAGAGATATGGGCAGACATGGAAGCGTATGGTGGTGTAGGTAGAGGAGAGAATGACACAGGAACTTCATTCGTGCCTGGGCCAGAGAACAAACGTGAGTGTCCCTGTGATACATGTGATATGTTCACCAAGTGTCTGGAAGGTGCTACCGAGTGTAGTGCTATGAGGAACTGGTGTAGTAAGGGAGACTTTAAAGATAAAGACTTAATGAGATTGGTGAGGGCGTGTGGATGAGGACTATTGACTACGACATATGGGCAGATGTTTATACGCCCAACTACTCTCGGAGAGTATCAGATATGAACACTAGTGTTATAGACCAATTAGAAATACTTAAACAAGATTACCTTGGTATGCGTTACATGATATCAATGGACAAGTATCACCTCAGTGGTATCGCAGAGGGACTTACAACTACAGAGACTATGAGTTTCGTAGATTGGGAAGATGCATGTGATTGGGCAGGCTCAGTAACGATGAGTACCAAAGTACCCTATGTTATCTTAGAGATGCGTGGCCCGAACGGAGAGAAGGAAAACTTCTAAGACTATATTACTCAGCGTCCGTGTGGAGAGAGCCGGACTTAAAAACACTATACTAGTTTCAATCGGACTAGAGCGGCAACGTCAATAAGGCCGTGCAGAATGATTGGAGATACTAGGGGCGTTGAGTAATATAGTTTCAATTATGCCTTGACATTGGCAGCACTCTATGGTATAATAACTATAGAGAATGGGAGAGAAGGTTAGCCAGCCCTTAGAACTGGCAAGCCAAATCTAATCTATAAATGCAATAAAGATACAGAGCAATATCTCAGCTTGCATAAAATAATTTACCAGAGAGAGACTATGATAAAATGGATTGCGACTGCCTCCTTCTTAGTGAGTGCAATACTCCTAAGTTCTAACATAGAGGAATCACGGTATGGATTCATCATCTTCCTATTCGGACATGCACTCCTTACACATTACTTCTGGTTCAAAGAGCGAGACTATCCTATGTTCACTAATAACATGATGTTCCTCTTTGTAGACATATACGGAATCAATCAATGGTTCTTATAATGTACATTGTAAACTATATGTAACATTATAGAGGATAATGTACTATGTAAGGTACATTGTGAGTATGCCACCCTCAAAACTGAGAGGTATTCAATTGCACTACCCTAATATATTAAATCGAAATTTATTTAGCGAATTGCCTTGACATTGCTTACTTGTTATGATATCATGTATATAGAGATTGAGAGAGGATTACATTATGATTAAAGTTTATAAGATTGAATACCCATTCCCAGACGAGTATGTTGAGTATTGGGTGCTTACTGAGGAAGGACTTCAAGAAGAAGTCAATAGACTCAGTGGCTTAGGTGTTAACGTGAAGTGGAGTACAACATGATTATGAGTTCAACAGATGCATATCAATCTGCACTCGCTACTGAACGTATGGGTAATGACCTTGCGAACAAGTATGCGAACTACTATGCAAAGAAGTCTCGTGCAATTCGTACAGGTCGTCTACAAGCATCGGGTACAGATAGTGGTCGTTCTAAAGTCTATCAGAGTGAGTTTGCCGTACAGCGCAAGTATCCAGATAGTTCTGAGATGATTTCCGAAAAGGAATGTCAGAAGTATTTCAAACGTATTGTTAAGTCTAAGACCTATCAATCCCTTGTTACTGGTAGTCGTGGTATGAGTGACCCTCAGTTACGTTTTATGAAAGCGTCCTCTAACCCTCGTGTTGCAGGTCAGGCAAGTTACTACGGAGTTGCACTCCGCCCTGGCATCGGAACAAATAAATATGTTATACTCCATGAACTGGCTCATACCGCAGGCCATATGCATCACGATGTCGGGTTTCGTCAAACCCTCGTGAAGTTAGTCAGTCGGTTCTTGGGAACTCAGATGGCGAAAGACTTGAAGAAAGAGTTTCGCTCTCGTAAACTAAAGATGTCCGTTAGTCAAAACATTATGTCTCCTCTGAAGTGGTTAGAGGGATACAATCGAATGGCTGCAATGCGGGCTACGATGGAGATGTCAAAATGAATTTAGCAGGTCAAAAGGAATGGGTGGTCAGCAGCGTAAACATCCGAGATTACTTTGAAAACCTTAGTAACCATGATTGGTACTATGAGTATTCAGATGATCACAGTGTTTACAAACGTGGGAGTTATGCTAAGTCTGCATTACTACGAACCGCTGGTACGCACTCTACATATAAAGAGATGTATAAACAATTTGCAAAATGGATGCGTGAAGAACGAGAGCGTCCAGAGATTATGGAGTTTATAAATGAAGTTTAAAGATATTAAGTTTACCCCAACAAAAATTCCTAAAGGAATTCAAGCACTTGTACAGTTTGGTGACTATGAGTTATCAATCATACAAAATGAAATGAGTTATGGTTCGCCCTCATTGTATGAGGTTGCAGTCTATAGAGGTGATAAGATTATTGAGATGCCTGGCATTACTGAAGAGAATGGTGGTGTCCAAGGATGGTTGAATGAAAGTAATGTTGAAGGTGTAATGATGAAGATGTACACTATTACACAAGAAGAACCTATTAACCTTGTAGACACTATACCTCATTAGTGATATACATTAACATATAATTCTTATACGATGATATACATTAACATATATTAATGATTATCCTTAGTTGAGAATCGCCCTCCACAGTATAAGTATTACTTGAAAGGAGGATGATATTATGAAATGGACTAAACCTGTAGCACATGAAATGCGTTTTGGTTTTGAAGTTACAATGTATATTATGACTAGATAGTACAACACCAATCCCTTGTTTGTCTTATAAATAGATGCACAAGGGATTTTTTATATGCAGAATACATTCTTCGCAGGGCGTGACGGTTTTATCTGGTGGTTTGGTGTAGTAGAGGACAGAAATGACCCTCTTGCACTAGGAAGAGTTCGTACTAGGGTGTACGGATATCACACAGATGATAAAACTAAACTTCCTACAATTGACTTACCTTGGGCATTATGTGTCCAACCAGCTAACTCAGCATCTTCTGGCGGAGTTGGTACAAGTCCAACTGGGCCTATTGAAGGTACATGGGTGATTGGGTTCTGGAGAGATCCAGACTTTATGCAAGAACCAATGGTGTGGGGAACAATTCCAGGCATCAACAGTTCTGCAGCTGCACCCAGTGGTGAGTCTCCACATGACTTCTCCCCAGAAC